GAAAAAGCGTGAAGGCGCTAAAGGAAAGCAAGTTGTTTCGAATACGAAAGCGGCCAAAGTAAAGCGTTTAGCTCTTGGTGGCGAAGTTACTAAAGCTAAAAGGCCGTATAATGGAAAATCCAAACCCGGTACGGCTGTTGCACGAGGATGCGGCATGATTATGGCTGACCGTCGTAAACATACAAAAGGTTCGGTGACTCAGGGATGAACTTAGACTTTTACAGCGACCCTACCGAAAGAGCCTTAGTTACGGAAATTATGGGCTGGTCTAAGGTTGCTTTGGAGAAACCCAGCGAGCACTTTAATGGGCTTCCCCCGTGTCCTTTTGCAAAAACGGCGTGGTTAGAGGATAAGGTCTCTGTAATATTTAAAAAGGAAGATTCTTACCAAACGTTGTATTCCTGTATTTCTAGATACGATGATGCTTTTGATCTGGTAATTATTGTTGATCTTAAAAACACAAAGAACCCCGAGGATTTCCATGAGTATTTAGACACTTTGAATGATAAAATTTCAGAGGGAATGTTTATAGACAAGGACATCTGGTTGATGGGTTTTAATCCCGAAGACGAGCCCAGTGATTTTGTAGCAGATGTTACCTTTAATTATGAAGTTGACGATGAGTATAGTCTTATTTTTGTTCAGAGGCTTTCAAAATTACAAGAATCTGCAAACAAGTTGGACAAAAAGGGATACTATGATAGCTATAAGGAAGAATACAACTCTTTGGAAATTTACCAAAACCGAGAAAACTTGTATAGGAGGCTAAAAGATGGCAATGAAACCTAAAAAAATGATGCGCGGCGGCATGGCAAAAAAGATGCGCGGCGGTGGTATGGTTAAGAAACTTCGCGGCGGCGGCATGGTTAAGAAACTACGCAGCGGTGGAGCCGTTCGTAAATCTAAAAAGTAGGTTAAAATGGCGTTATCTGGAACATCTGACTTTGAACTAGACGTTGCTGAGTATATTGAAGAGGCTTTTGAACGCTGCGGTTTAGAGGTCCGGACGGGGTATGATTTAAAAACTGCAAAACGGTCTTTAAATCTTATGCTTGCGGAATGGGCAAATCGCGGTTTAAATCAGTGGACTATAAAGCAAAGAAGCTTTACCTCGACTCAGGGGGATGGCGACATTTCGATAAGTGCCGATGTTATAGACGTTTTATCGGTTGTGGTTCGTCGAAGTAACACCGATTACGCTTTGGATCGGGTTAGTCGAGACACATTTTTATCTATTCCAAACAAAACAAGTCAGGGACGACCTTCTCAGTTTTTCTTAGATCGTCAAACTACGCCTGTTTTGCAGATATGGCCGCGACCTGAAAACAATACGGATGTAGTTATCTATGATGCGTTAACTCGTATGAATGATGCGGATGGTCAAACCAACACGCTTGATATGCCTTTTCGTTTTTACCCTTGTTTGGCCGCAGGGCTAGCGTATTATATCTCCATGAAAAGAGCTCCGAACCGTGTACAGCTTTTGAAAGCTGTTTATGAAGAAGAGTTTGAAAGAGCTATGACTGAGGACCGCGACAGGTCCTCTTTTAACGTTGTTCCTCAGTATCAGTACTTTAGGACTAACTAATGAGTAAGTTTGCGTCTGGTAAAAATTCTTTTGCTATCTCTGACCGATCCGGATTCCGGTATCGGTACAAAGACATGCGTAAAGAGTGGACCGGGGCGCTTGTGGGAAAAGATGAGTTTGAATCCAAACAGCCTCAACTTGGACCGTTTCAGAAAGTTATTGACCCGCAAGCTTTAAAAGACGCGCGTCCAGATACGAGCAACCCTACGAGTGCCTTTTTAGTGGTTACGACTAACGGCATTGTTTATTTAGGTAACGGAAATTGGAGCACGGCGGGAACTGCGGAACTGCCCACAGAAATACCTAACACAGTAGCCCTTTCTGGCGGCGTTGGAACAGTAACGGTGGTAACAACATGAGTTTTACATATGCGCAGCTAAAGCAGGCTATTCAGGATTATACGGAGAATGACGAGACTTCTTTCGTAACAAACCTGCCTTTGTTTATTCGTTTATCTGAAGAACGAATTTTAAAAATGGTTCAATTAAGTTTGTTTCGTAAAAATTCTACGGCTTCTACAACAAACTCAAATCAATACTTAGCTTGCCCCAGTGATTTTTTAGCTCCTTTTTCGTTAAGTCTAACCGGCGCGAACGGTGATAAATTTTTTGTAGAGTTTAAAGACCCTAGTTTTTTACAGACGTATACTCCAGACGCATCCACAACGGGCGAGCCGCGTTATTATTCTGTTTTTGACGTTAATAATTTTTTATTAGCTCCCACGCCAAATGCGGTATATACGGCGGAACTACATTATTTTTACAGGCCCGCAAGTCTTACGGCAGGTGGAGAAAGTGGTACGACATGGCTGAGTGAAAACGCGGAACTTACTCTTTTGTACGGGGCTTTGGTGGAAGCTTACCTCTTTATGAAGGGTGAGCAGGACATGATGCAATATTATGACAAGCGGTTTCAAGAGAGCATGATGGCACTGAAAATGTTGGGCGAAGCGAAAGAAACAACAGATGAATACCGTACAGGAAAAGTTATAAGGCAGAAGCAATAATGTTTGAATTGAATGTGAATGTTCCCCAAAACGAACAAGTGGTATTAGTTAATACTACTGACGGGCGTGGCTTCACACCTGAAGAGCTTTCTGAGCAATGCGTTCAGAAGTTGATCTCTGTATCTGATACGGCACCCCCAGCTATCAGGGATCAAGCCCGTGCTTTTTCAAAGCACATTGAGACGCTTGTTGCATATTATATGCGGCAGGCTATTCGCAGTGACAGAACTAGTGTATATAATGCACTTAATGATGCGGGGCATCCCGACCTAGCCGATCTTATAAGGAGACTTTGACATGGCTTTTACTGGTAACTTCATGTGTACGTCATTCAAGAAAGAGCTTCTTGAAGGCGGACATAACTTTCTACTCAGCGGCGGCGACACTTTTAATCTCGCTCTGTATGACAACAACGCTTCGTTTACTGCGGCGACGACAGATTACACGGCTACTGACGAAGTAGGCGACTCTGGTTCGTATTCTGCTGGTGGTGGCGCGTTGACGCGCATCGACCCTACCTCTTCTGGTACGACAGCGTTTACTGATTTTGCGGATATCACGTTTACATCTGCTACAATCACTGCTCGCGGTGCGTTGATCTACAACACAACCGAGGGTGCAGGCACGGGTACAACAAACACTGTTGTGGTCCTAGACTTTGGTTCAGACAAAACTTCTACGGCGGGCGATTTTCAGATTGCGTTCCCCACAGCGGATGCGACTAACGCGATAATTCGTATCGCCTAAACTGTAGTTAGCTAGGAGATTGTTGCGATGGCACTTGTTGTAAAAGATCGTGTGAAAGAGACCACCGCGACGACTGGTACTGGAACCCTGACATTGGCTGGCGCTGTGACAGGGTTTCAAACCTTTACGTCTGTGTTGTCAGACGGAGATACCACTTACTATGGAATCTTTGAATCAGCTACAGGTGCATTTGAGGTTGGGCTTGGTACGTTCACCTCATCAGGAACTACGCTTGCCAGAACAACGATCCTAGAAAGTTCCAACTCAGGAAGTGCTGTAAATCTAGGGGCGGGAAACAAGGATGTGTTTATTACGCAGCCTGCCGAAAAAGCCGTATACCTTGACGCTAGTGGGTATATAGCTGCCGCAGATGGGCGGAATGTAACTAACGTGGCTGCGTCTACGGCGGCAACTTTAGCAACGGCTAGGAATATAGGCGGCGTGTCTTTCGATGGCTCTGCAAATATAGACTTAGCAGGTGTTAATACAGCAGGTAATCAGGATACCTCTGGAAATGCTGCCACGGCTACAGCATTAGAAACAGGCCGAACAATTAGCCTAACTGGAGACGTTACAGGTACATCAGGTTCTTTTGACGGCTCTGGTAACGCATCTATTGCGGCTACTATTGCTGCTAACTCTGTAGCACTTGGTACGGACACTACAGGTAATTATGTGGCGGACATTACTGCGGGTACAGCAATTGATGTATCTGGTGGGGGAAGTGAAACTGCTACGGTTACCGTCAATGTAGATTTAAGCGAGCTTTCCACCTCCACCACAGACGGTGACGGTGACTACTTCGTTGTAGTCGACACGGTTAATGCGCAGCGCAAGCTGACCAAGGGCAATATCAACATCAGTGGCTTTAACAATGACGCTGGCTACACTACCAACGTGGGCGACATCACAGGTGTTACGGCGGGTAGCGGTCTGACTGGCGGCGGCTCGTCTGGTTCGGTTACTCTTAACGTAGGAGCCGGAACAGGTGTCACCGTTGCTGCCGACACTGTTTCCATTGGTCAGGCTGTGGGTACGGGAGATAGCCCAACTTTTTCTGGTTTAACCTCTACTGGCGTTGTTTTTTCTGAAAGCGTTCAAGAAGATTACGATGCACTGTCTGGCACTTCTCCCGCACCTGATGCAGATAATGCTGGTGGCTTTAGCCTATCAACAACAGGCAACACCACGTTTACCTTTGGCGGGGTCACTTCTGGTCGTGCCGTAGGCTTCGTTCTTCAAATTACTGCTGGCGGTACGCACACAATTACATGGCCTTCATCTGTAGACTGGGCTGGCGGTACAGCACCTGATGCACCAGCAAGTGGTGAAAGTAATTTGTATGTGTTCTACACTAGAGACGGCGGGACTAACTGGATCGGCGTATTGTCTGCGGCAGCGTATGCGTAAGGGATAACTAATGTTCGGCTTTA